TACGCCAAGCCTGCTCTCAAGATCATGGGTATCGAAACTACTCGCTCGTCTACTCCACAGGTCGTGCGCGATGCTCTTACCAAGGCAATCAACCTGATCCTTACAACGGATCAGGAAACTGTGATTCAGCACATCGAATCGTTCCGCGCTGAGTTCAATCAGATGCCTCCGCAAGCAATTGCGTTCCCTCGCGGAGTGAAGGGTATGGACAAGTACGCAGACGCTGCCACGCTGTACAAGAAGTCTACCCCACTTCAAGTTCGGGCGTCGTTGGTTTGGAATCATGCCATCAAGCAACGCAAACTTACACGCAAGTACAAGTCAATCGCCAATCACGACAAGATCAAGTACATTCACCTGCGCGAGCCAAATCCCATCGGTGAGAATGTGATTGCATTCCCCGACTATCTTCCCAAAGAACTTGACCTTGAGCGATTCATCGACTATGATACGCAGTTCGATAAGGCGTTCTTGGAACCGCTCAAGACCATCTTGGAAACGGTTGGGTGGAGTCACGAACGCAAAGCAACATTGGAGAGTCTATTCGGATGAGCAACTACACAGTCATAAACGGCAACTGCCTAGATGAAATGAAGAAACTGCCAGCGAATAGCGTGGACGCTATTGTGTGCGATCCTCCGTATGGCCTGGAGTTCATGGGCAACGAATGGGATCGTGGTGTGCCTGGTAAAGACTTTTGGGTGGAAGCGTTGCGTGTTGCAAAGCCTGGAGCGTATCTGCTTGCTTTCAGCGGAACGCGAACCTATCACCATCTTGCCGCTGCAATTGAAGACGCAGGATGGGAAGTGCGCGACATCGTGACATGGGTGAGTAGCAAGACATTTCCCAAGTCTCTCAATGTCAGTAAAGCGATAGACAAAATGACTCCAATCCAAGCAAAGAAGTGGGAAGGTTGGGGCACCGCTCTAAAGCCTTCTTGTGAACCCATTTGCATGGCGCGAAAGCCACTAGAAGGTACAGTTGCGGAGAATGTACAGAAATACGGTACGGGTGGTATAAACATCGACGGATGCCGAGTACCGATGGGTGACGAGTACGACCCCACCAAGATTCAGCGGCAGCAAAACAGCGCAGGTTCTGTAAAGGGCGCGTTTGGTGCCGCTGCTCTTATCGGTAAAGAGATTCAAACATACAAGCCAGGTGGTAGATGGCCAGCAAACTTGGTGCATGACGGTAGCGAAGAAGTGGTTTCTGAATTTCCTGTAGATAAGCCTGGAAAGATGGTACGCAACAGAACTGCTGGCGCACGGATGTTCAACAATAACGGCGAGGACACAGGATACGAAACTGTGGAGGCATTAGACGATCCAGGCGGATCGCTTGCGCGATTCTTCTATTGTGCCAAGATTTCCAAGGCTGATCGCGGAGAGATGAACGATCATCCCACGGTGAAACCAACCGAACTCATGCGCTATCTTGTGCGCCTTGTTTGTGTCAAGGGAGGAACTGTACTTGATCCATTCATGGGCAGCGGTTCTACTGGTAAAGGTGCCTTGATGGAAGGATGTAAGTTTATTGGTATCGAACTGCAAGAGCAATACTGTGAGATCGCCAAGAAACGATTGGGAACTGTAGAGTCTAGTGTTCCTGTGTCGTTGGAGGAACTATTGTGAAAGACATGGAATCAAACTTTGAATGGGCAAAAGCGTGGCAGGAGTACCCTACACGCTGCGTACATTTAACACAGAACGCATACGAATGTGTTCTACATACTCTAGAGTCCGCGCTTGAGACAAACCAAGCACTCATCAAAGAGTTGATGAACTCCAAGACTATGAGCGTGGATCGTTTCGATCAGGAAATAGAACGCGGTGTGCGTCTGAAACTAAGTATTCAAGAACTCAAACGGATAGGAGATAAGGTATGAGTGATTTTCTTCGTGGCATGGTGAAGATTTCGGGAAATGAACTAGCAAACACTCTAGACGATGGACTGAGTGGAGAGGTAAGCGGGTTCATTGATACTGGTTCGTATGCATTCAATGCGCTTCTGAGTGGAAGTCTCTACGGAGGCATCCCCGACAACAAGATCATTGCTCTTGCTGGCGAATCTGCTACAGGTAAGACCTTCTTTACTCTGAGCATCGTATCCAAGTTTTTGGCAGACAATCCTGATGGAGTTGCTTTGTACTTTGACTCCGAGCAGGCAGTCACCACAGAGATGTTCAAGTCGCGCGGCATTGATGTGAAGCGCGTTGCTGTGTTTCCTGTAGGAACGGTTGAGGAATTTAGGCATCAGGCTATTCAGATTGTAGACAACTACCGCGCTCTTCCAAAGGACAAGCAGAAGCCAATGATGATGGTACTGGACTCTCTTGGAATGCTTTCCACTAAGAAAGAAGTGGAAGATACGGCATCAGGTAAGGATGTGCGCGACATGACTCGCGCACAGGTTGTCAAGGCAACATTCAGAACACTTACCCTCAAGATGGGTGCTGCTGGCATTCCTCTGATTATGACCAATCACACATACGATGTGGTTGGAGCGTATATCCCAACCAAAGAAATGGGCGGTGGAAGCGGACTCAAGTACGCAGCATCGACCATCGTGTATCTAAGCAAGAAAAAGGTGAAGGATGCCGACAATACTGTGATCGGCAATATCATCCATTGCAAACTGTACAAGTCTCGACTCACCAAAGAAAACTCTATGGTGGATGTACTTGTGACCTACGATAGTGGACTGAATCCGTACTACGGTCTGCTTGATTTGGCGTTAGAGTTTGGAATCTTCAAGAAGGTGTCTACGCGCATTGAGTTGCCAGATGGTAGCAAAGCCTTTGAGAAGAACATCAACGAGAATCCTGAGAAGTACTTCACGAAAGAGGTAATGGATGAACTGGAAAAGATGGTGGGGCAGCATTTCAAATACGGTTCTGCTTTGGAAAGAGATAGTGATGGACTGGCTGATGCAGAGGGATCAACTCCCCGACTACTTCGAGAACAACTGGACGGAGAAGGCGGACAACCCGCACCTAAAGGTACAGCAATCTGAGATTACCCGCCAGGTAAACGGAAAGCAGTACACCATTCTGCTAGACAGAATGGCGCCTTTTACTCCTATCCGTTTGGAAAACGGAGAGTGGGCAGGAGTCATCTATCATTACGGACGCACAAGGCTTTTGGAAGAAGATGATTGCGTTCGTCTGAGTTTCGAGTACTATGTTGTAGAAAACCCAGGCGCGCTGAAGACCGCTGACGCGCAAAGATTCTTGCAATACATCGGTGACATACTCGCGGATATCATGGAGCATAACTTGAAAAGCGGTAAGAATGCTATTCCGATCATGTCTCAGAATGAGTTAGGATACCTTGCAGACTGAAAAAATCATACTAGGTGCGTTGGCTACAAATGAAGAGTTTGTTCGTGCTGTATTGCCCTTCATAAAGGAAGAGTACTTCAGTACCAAACCTGAACAGGTGGTATACAAGTGCATCAAGAACTTTGTAGACACCTACAACTCTCAGCCAACCAAAGAAGCATTGGTCATTTGCTTGGATGACACTCGACTGAATGGTGACGAGCATAAACAATGCGTGTCTCTAATCAATGAGGTGTTCTCCATTGATGAATCCAATGACTTGAAGTGGTTGATTGATCTTGCAGAGAAGTTCTGCAAGGACAAAGCAGTATACAACGCAGTATTGTCTTCCATTCAGATTCTTGACGGCAAAGACAAGACTTACACCAAGAACGCAATACCGCAACTGCTGTCCGATGCTCTTGCCGTTTCATTTGATACGGCAGTCGGTCACGATTACATGACAGACTCGCAGAAGCGATACGAGTTCTATCATCGGGTAGAAGAGAAGATACCCTTTGATCTTGAGTTCTTTAACAAGATCACCAAAGGTGGAGTACCTAGAAAGACGCTGAACATCGTGATGGCAGGAACTGGTGTTGGTAAGTCCATGTTTATGTGCCATCATGCAGCATCTTGTCTATGCGCGAATAAGAATGTGCTGTACATCACTTGCGAAATGGCAGAAGAGCGAATCGCCGAGCGCATTGACGCAAATCTGATGGACACTTCTCTTGATGAACTGAAGGATTTGCCTAAAGAGACTTACGAGAAGCGTCTAAGCAGAGCGATTAGTGCTGTAAAGGGTAACTTGATTATCAAGGAATACCCTACAGCAACTGCAACTGTAGCGCACTTTAGGCATCTGTTGCACGAACTGAAGATCAAGAAGAAGTTTGTGCCAGACATCATCTTTATTGACTACTTAAACATCTGTGCTAGTTCTCGCGTAAAGATGAACTCCAATGTAAACACATATGTCTACATCAAGGCTATTGCCGAAGAACTACGAGGCCTCGCGGTTGAATACGATGTACCGATCTTTTCAGCAACGCAGACAAACCGTGGTGGATTCAACAACAGCGATGTTGGACTAGAAAATACCTCAGAGTCGTTTGGTTTGCCAGCAACCGCAGATTTCATGTTTGCTGTGATTCGTACCGAGCAACTTGACTCGCTGAATCAGGTGCTTGTCAAGCAACTAAAGAATCGTTACGGTGATGAGAATACCAACAAGAAGTTTGTGATGGGAGTGGATCGCTCCAAGATGAAGTTCTATGATGTGGAACAGTCCGCTCAAGATTCTTTAGTGGATACAGGACAGTCAGAAGACGATGATGACGATGACGGTTACGGTTCTGGCTACGGTGGAAAGAACTTTGAGCGCAAGTTTGAAAGCAAGAAGTTCGAGAAGTGGAAGATTTGATTCACGCAAAAACGCTGTCAACCTAGTGCATTTATGAGTTTTGTAGACAAGAAATACATCGGATACATTGCTAGTTCTCTAGAGCGTTTCAGTTGGAAGAAAGAAACGCTTGCGAACTGTAGATGTCCTTTCTGCGGCGACTCTGACAAGAACAAGTCCAAGGCGCGCGGTTACTTTTTCCCGTTCAAAGACAGATGGGTGTATAAGTGCCATAACTGCGGAGTCTCATGCGGTATTCACAATGTACTGAAGCAAGTTGCACCATCTCTTGCCAAAGAGTATGCATTGGAGTCTTTCAAAGAGAAAAACGGAGTGGTTGCTCCTCCACCCGAAACACCAAAGGCTCAGAAGCCAAAGACTAGAAAGACAAATCCGTTGGATGGATTGCCTAGACTAGTGGAACTGAGTCCGCAGCACCAAGCAGTACAGTATATTTTGGGTAGAGGATTACCCGAATCGTGCCTAGCCGAACTCATGTATGCCCATGATTTCACTAAGGTAGGCAAAAAGATAGACCCCGAATACTTCCCTAACAGTCGCAAAGAAGACCCACGGATTGTGATTCCTTTCTTTGATAGGACTGGCAACTTCATTGGTGTGCAGGGCAGAACCATGAATCCGCAGGAGTCTTTGCGGTACATTACCTTGAAGCCGAAGGGACAAACCAAACTTTGGTACGGACTGTGGAAGGTGGACGCAACACAAAGAGTGTATGTGGTTGAGGGGCCACTAGATAGCATGATCCTACCGAATTGCATAGCAATGGTAGGAGCAAATGCAACAGATGATCTGCCAGAGTTTCTTGCTCACAGCGATTTGGTGTTCGTGTTGGACAACGAACCACGGAACAAGCAGATTGTGGAATACAACGAAGAACTCATAGAGATGGGTAAGCAGGTTTGCATTTGGCCAGATAGCGTGTCGGAAAAAGACATCAATGAAATGTTGGGATCGCGCTCGGCAGAAAACATCCGCGAGACTATTGATTCCCATACATACTGTGGACTCTCTGCCAGGGTAAACCTTAATAGATGGAGGCGGATATGAACGACGATGATATCAGGGACTTTGGAGATTCAGAGGACGATCTTCCGCCAGAGGCTCAAGCGCAACTTACTTGGGCAATGATGGAGTTCAACGGTAAGTTTTCAGAGTACATCAAGGAAATGAATCCCGAATTGTGGAAGAAAGCGGTTGATTACGCCGTGACTTTTACTAAGGTGAATGGTATAACCTTTGAGTATGTGAAGACGGATACCACAGAAGATGTGATTGCTAATGTGGACATTGATGAGTTGGATGACATTGATATCGAATATGAAGATGAGGATGATGATGCAGACAAATGGACAGACCTCGAAGACGACGCCCAATAACGCAGTTCCAGTACTAGACGGTGGATTTGTACACCTTGTAGATTACATGGGTTCCGATCTGACAGTCGTGAACGCTGCCCGTGTTTCGTTTGCTAAAGAGAGTTCGTGGGACGGCGAACGCAGTTGGACTGGCGCTCAAGAACAAGTGCTATCTGAACGCGACAAGAAACTGATTGCGTATCTTGCCAAACACAATCATTGGACACCTTTCGCACATCCGCAAATTACTCTGCGAATCAAGGCTCCAATTTCCATCCGAACCCAGTTCTTTAAGCACAAGCAGGGATTTGTGGAAAACGAAATCTCTAGACGCTATGTGCAGGACGAACCTACCATCTACATTCCAAGATGGCGCGGAGCGCCTACTGGTGGTGCCAAGCAAGGTAGTGAAGACTTTCTTACTGGAAGTACTTTGCTTGACGAAGTTTATCGTAATCTTGCAGACGATGCAATGGAAGCGTACAGGACACTTCTTGCCGAAGGGGTTGCGCCAGAACAAGCACGGTTTGTTTTGCCGCAGGGAACATACACCGAATGGTTTTGGACAGGTTCTCTTGCCGCATATGGCCGCTTCTACAAGCAACGAATAGATTCTCACGCGCAATGGGAGATTAGGCAATATGCTGCCGCAGTTGGCTCAATCATACAGCCTCTGTTCCCCGAATCGTGGAAGACGCTCACGGAATCCGCTTGACGGAACTCTGTGAGCGCATACCTATAACACAAACTAATGGAGACACTATGAGTAATCAATTGCCCTCTCAGTATCAGAATTTCATTCACCTTTCGCGCTACTCAAGATGGGTGGATGAAAAGGGCAGACGGGAAACTTGGGAAGAAACGGTTGATCGGTATTTCAGTTTCTTTGACGAGCATCTAAAGGAAAACTACAACTATAAAGTTCCTGGCGAACTACGCAAGGAACTACGAGATGCTGTGTTGAATCTAGACATTATGCCGTCCATGCGATGCCTAATGACTGCTGGCGAAGCACTCCGCAGAGATCATGTTGCGGGTTACAACTGCTCGTATGTTGCCGTAAATCGCGTTCGTGCCTTTGACGAGATCATGTACATTCTGATGTGTGGTACTGGTGTTGGATTCTCTGTTGAGCGTCAGTATGTTGAGAAACTACCGACTATCGCAGAAGAGTTTACCAATAGCGACACCACAATCAGCGTGGAAGACAGCAAGTTGGGATGGGCAAAGGCCTACAAGGAACTGATATCTCTGCTTATTGGTGGTCAGATTCCTAAATGGGACTTGACCAAGATTCGCCCAGCAGGCGCCCGGCTAAAGACTTTCGGTGGTCGCGCAAGTGGTCCTCGTCCATTGGACGATCTATTCCGCTTCACCGTTGAGACTTTCCGTGCCGCCTCTGGGCGTAAACTTACAAGCATTGAAGCGCACGATTTGGTGTGCAAGATTGCGGAGATCGTAGTGGTTGGTGGTGTTCGCCGCAGCGCACTAATTTCTCTGTCGAATCTCACAGACGAACGGATGCGAGAAGCAAAGAGTGGTGCCTGGTGGGTAAGTAATCCTCAACGCGCACTTGCAAACAACTCTGTTGCGTACAAAGAGAAGCCTGAGATCGGCACCTTTATGGACGAATGGGTATCCCTGTACAAGAGCAAGAGCGGCGAGCGAGGTATCTTTAATCGTGACGCTACACGGAAGACTGTTGCTAAACTTGGTGATCGTCGTGATCCCAACTACGAGTTTGGAACCAACCCGTGCAGCGAAATCATTCTGCGTGATCGTGAGTTCTGCAATCTCAGCGAAGTCATTGTACGAGCAAGCGATACCGAGGAAACTTTGGCACGCAAGGTGCGACTTGCTACCATCTTAGGCACATGGCAGTCTACTCTTGTTGACTTCCGTTACTTGTCGAGCGAGTGGCGTAAAAACTGTCAAGAGGAAGCGTTGCTTGGTGTGTCTATGACGGGAATCATGGACTGCCATCTGACAAACGGCGGCGATGGTATGCACAAACTCAAGACTGTTCTTCGTGAACTTCGTGAACTTGCAGTCAAGACAAACGCGGATTACGCCAAGAAGATTGGTGTGAATCCGTCTGCTGCCATTACCTGCGTAAAGCCTAGCGGAACAGTATCGCAACTAACTGATTCTGCATCAGGTATCCACGCTCGTCACAGCGAGTACTACATTCGTACCGTGAGAGCAGACAACAAAGACCCGCTATGTAAGTTTATGAAAGACCTTGGCTTTCCAAACGAAGCAGACGGAATGAAGCCAGATCATACAACCGTGTTCTCTTTCCCCATCAAGTCTCCCAAGAGCGTGTATCGCAACGATCTAACTGCGCTTCAGCAACTGGAGATGTGGTTGATCTATCAGGAGAACTGGTGTGAACACAAACCAAGCGTAACTATTACTGTGCGTGAGCATGAGTGGCTTGAAGTTGGAGCGTGGGTCTACGCCCACTTCGACAAGATATCAGGTATCTCATTCTTACCGCATAGCGATCACACATACAAGCAAGCACCGTATCAGGAGTGTAGTGTTGCCGAGTACGAAGCACTTGCTGCAAAGATTCCAACCAATGTGGATTGGTCAGGACTTTGCAAGTACGAGAAGGAAGACAATACTGCTGGCACTCAAACCATGGCGTGCAGCGGAGACAAGTGCGAACTTGTCGATCTAACATCAGGCAACTAACTACCCAACCTCTTGGGTATCTTATACTTCATAGTCATAGAAAGGAAGACACATGAAGATTCTAGCAAGTATGATTGGACTGGCAATTACGGCAGCGGCAACCGCTCAGGCCCCAGTACACCCTCCTGTTCAGCAACCTCCTGCTCCTGTTATTGAGAAGCAACACACGCGGGGAGATCATGGAGAAAAGGCTCCTAAGTTGGAGAAGAACTTTAAGATTGATGTGAGTACGGAAGTGAACATCTTTAAGTTCTCGAACGCATCCATTGTGGAAGTAGACAATGAGTTCACCTACGAACTAACCGACAAGTGGACGGTTGGTTTCTCTCTTCCCATCTTCAACGATGGAGATGTAACTCGGTCAGAGACAGGTCTTGGAGACATTGATTTCTCTGTTGCCTACGATCTGTACGATGGCGATTGGAAGTTCCTGAACTCAAGCAAGACTTGGGTTGACCTGACCGCAGGTTTGGGACTGCCTCTAGACGGTGAGTACTCATCCAATGACATCACCTTTAATCTTGGTGGTGTTGTTGGTGCCAAGTGGGATGCTCTGAGTGTATCGTACACGGCAAACTACAAGTTTGTTGACGAGTACACCTTTGTTGCTCCTCTTGGTGGATTTGTTTACTCCGATGTGTACAGCGGAGTTCTGTCCGCAGAATACCAAGTAGAGAAGAATCTGAGTGTGGCATTGAATCTGTCACAGTTCTCTGCAACGGACAACACCGTTGTGCTTCTTGGTCCTGCTGTGAAGTACGAGTTCAGCAAAGCCTGTGTGCTTACTGCTGAGATCGGTGTGCCTGTTGTTGATGATCTGGCAACTGAAGACCTTGATGTTGCTATGAGTGCAGGACTTAGTTTCAAGTTCTAATCACGGAGGTGACGGGGAAACTCGTCACTTCTGTTTCTCTTTGCTCAGTTGATGTGGTTGTCCTGAGCATTCACAGTCTAAAGGCCTTTGCACGGTGCATGGGCAGTTAGTGAATGCCAAAATGGAGGATAACCAATGGCAAATACTAGAGTGATGGGTGTGTTCTGCGCCCTCATCGGGAGTGCA